AATGGATATTAAAACAATAAAAAAAGGAAGACCAAAAGCTGAAACTGGACAATTAGGCTCATTTAAAACTTCTTATATTGATGCAGAAGGAAAATTAGTTGAAGAATATTATACTAAAGGAGAAGCAGTAAGATTTAGATTACAAGAAGCAATATTAAAAGAATCATTAGTACCAGAAGATATTAAACTAAGAGATGTTTGGAAAGATGTATTAACAGGAACAGAAACACCAGAAAAGTTAGTTAAAGGAGATCTTGCTTATTCAGAATTAAAAGAAAGTCAAAAAGTTTCAATGAGACCAGCTAATTTTGAGCTTACTAGAGTATATGAAGTTGCAAAACAATTAACTGAAGATCCATTTGGAGATATTTCAAGAGGATCTACAGTAGAATATCTAGCTAAGAAAGCTAAGCCTGGTTCTCCAGTTGTAATTTCAGATAAAGCTCAAAATAAAATATTAACATTACAAAAAGAATCATTAAGAACATTAGATCAGGCAGAAAGTACATTACTTAATGTAGATATAGAAAAAGTTGAAAAGAAAGCAGGTAAATTTCAAGAAGCAATAGATTTAGGAGTAATAAAAACAAATAAAAAGTTTTTAGTTAAAGAAAAAGGAGCATTGGCATTTGGTGCTGAAAAATCATTACAATTACAAAAGAAAAGTATAGAATCATTTGCTATAAATGATAAAGGATTAATATCTTTATATAAAAAAGTTGGTGAAGAAAATGTAGAAGTAGCTCATGTATTTGATGTTGGACAAATGCCATTGTTATTTAAACCTAAAGAACTTAAAACTAAAGAAGGATTAACAACATTAGATAGATTTAATCAAGATATTAATAATGTTTTAGCTACAGTTATTAGAGGATTTAGAGAAGATATACCTATGGCTGAAAATAAAGACTTAGCTAGAAATATTGCAATTACTAGAAGTAAAATAGATATTGGAGAAAAATTAAAATCAGAAGGAAAATTAAATTATAAACAAAAAATTGCTTTAGAGATAGTAAAAGAAAAATTATTAGAATTTGAAGGAAGAAAAGAAATATCTCAGCCTCAAGAACAGATGAGAAGTAGAATTGCTAAACTATTAAGGATTAATAGAGTTTATAGAACTGGCAAAGAAGTATCTATAAATATTGATAAATCTTTAAGTTTAAAAGATAATTTAAAACCAACTAATTTATTTTCAAGGACAGATTTTATAGAAATAAAAGATAAAGCTCCAATAAAATATGAATCTCCTTCAATAGCAGAAGGTATGTTTGAACAAGCTATTCCAGAACTTAAAGAAGGTATTACTTCTCAACAATTAAAATCACAATTTTTAGGTTATGTAGCTAAAAGAACAACAGGAGCTTCAAAAGCATTTAGAGAAGCAAGTAATTTAGACATACCAAATAAAGTTTATTCATCAGCAGAAGCATCAAAATTATTTAGAGAATTATATCAAAAAGTTAAACCTCAAGTTTCAAAAGAATCAGGAACTATTTTATCTTCAATAGAAAAGAATTATGCTAGAGATTATGCAAAAGCAATTGCACAATCAGAAAATGCAAAACAACTAGGATATGCAGTTAAAAAGAGTATTATGCAAAAATCATATAATAAAGTTGATAATTATCTATCTGATAATTATGTTGATTATAATTACTCAAATAAATATGGAGATTATACAGGCTATAAATATCCTAATTATAAATATGCTTCTTATAAATATGGAGAATACAAATATACAAAGTATCCTAAATACTCATCATATACAAAGTATCCATCTTATACAAAATACCCTGACTATACTAAGTATCCAGATTATACAGAATATCCCTCATACACAAAGTATCCATCTTATACAAAATATCCAAATTATACAAAATATCCAGAATATAAACCTCCAATTGAATATCCTAAAAGAAAATTTAAAGAAGATGAAAAAAAGAAAAAGTCCTTCCTTAAACAGCAAAAAACATACAACGTTCTTCTAAGAAGACGTGGAAAGTTTGCACCAGTCTATCAAGGATTAACTCGTGGTGAAGCGTTACTACGTGGCAGTGACATAACTTTAAAGTCGCTGTCTCGTACGTTCAAAATACAAGAAACAGGAAAAACAAAAGAAACATTTGGACAAGATATTGATTTCATGCCAAGGGAAACTCAATTCCGTCAATATCAAGTTAGAAAAGGAAAGAAAGTTCAATTACAAAATACATTTATTCAATTGAACAAAGCAAATCTTCAATCATCAGAAGAAAAGTATCAGATAAAGGAGGCAAAAAGATTGAAGAAACTAATTGGTTTTTAGTTACCACTAATTAGAAACGAAAAGATTTATAAACTTCATATTACTATATAAAACATGTCTAATACTCAACCACAAGGGCCATTGACAAGAGAGGGAAAATTTCTATCAAAAAAAACTATAATAGAAAGAATTAACCCATTTAAAAAAAAGTATGGTTCTAATATTTCTGACGATAGATTAAAAGTTTTAGAAGCTGCTAGAGAACGTTCAAGAGAAATTGAATTTAAAAAGACACAAGAAAAAGAAGCATATCTTGCTAAGATGGAAAGATATAAACAATCAAGAAGTGGTAAATTAGGTAAGTCAATTAGTGGTGGATTAAGAAATATACAAACATTTGGAACGGCAAGAGGAGCAAGAAATTATTATCAATCAAGAGGATATTTACCTCCTTCAAGTATGTCTCAAGCATCAAAAGGATCTAATTCTTCTTCAAAAGGATATGGTAAGAGAGGAAGGCCTGTTGGTACTAAAGATCCTAGATATGCGGCTTATGGAGGAGTTTATGGATGGAGGAAGGCACAAGCATTAGCAAATAGACAAGCAAGATTACAAATGATGAGACAATCTACTGTTTCACCTCAGCAAGAAGCTTATTTAAGGCAACTTGAAGCAAGAAATCAAGCTGTTAGACAAGATCCAGAAAGACGTGTTTTTCCTGATACTAATGGAGGAGTAAATTTAAGAGGTATTCAATCAGAAATTGATAATGCCGCTCATATTTTTGATTGAGATGATTACAGTTTTAGATAAAAAGTTAGGTAGAGTAGGAAAAGATGGTTTAAAATATTCAATAAGAGGAGAAAAACAATCTGGATTACCTAAGAAATTTAAAGTACTACCAATAAAATTAAATATTAGATTTAAAAAAATGAAGTAATGGGAACTGGTAAAGATTTACAAGATCAGGAAGATGCATTAATGCAGAGATATGAAGAAGAGCAAATGCAACAAATGCAAATGCAACAAGCACAAAATGTTAGTCCTTATGCTTCTACAATGTTTCAAGGACAAAATAAACAAAATTTAGTTGAATGGCAGTTAGATTTTAAAAATGAATTAGATGATATTGAAAGACTTCTTAGATGTGATATAATGGTTAATGATACAAATGGAAATCAAATATGGATAAGGAATCCTAATCCTGAAAGAATTATATTTAATGATATTGGAGTAAATGATATTTTAAGAGAGATTAGAATGTTTCTTAATAAAAATAAAGTTTTATCTAATTATGGTGTTGAAGAAATAAAACCTAGAATTAAAATGATTGGACATGAAATTAGAATTTTAATTTATAATAATTATGAACATTATGGAATGGATAACGAATATAAACAGAATAATTATTCTATGATTGTATTAACTATTTTATCTATGATTGAAGATAGTTATAGAAGAGCTATTAATGGATTGGAACGAAAAGATTTAAATTCTTTTCGCACGGTAGTTCAGCAAGAACCTTTAGCTCAACCAATGCCATACGGTACAGGAATATCATCTCAAGGAAAAAAATCTATTTTAAAACCGTGGACTTGGTAAAATGGTATGGAATAAAGGATTAAAAATTTCTGAAGAAACTAGAATAAAAATAAGTAATGCAGGTAAAGGAAGAAAATGTTCTCAAGAAACTAAAAATAGAATGGCTATATCAAAGATGGGAGATAAAAATCCTATGAAAATATTAGAAGTAAGACTTAAAAGTAGTTTATCTAAAAAAGGATTTAAACATACAGAAGAGCATAAAGAAAAAATAAGAAATATTGCAGCTAATAACCCAAATTATGGTATGAAAGGAAAACATCAATCTAAAGAATCAAGAATAAAAATAGGTTTAGCTAGTATTGGTAGACACGTATCAGAAGAAACAAGAAAAAAATTAAGTGAAGTAAATAAAGGAAGAATATTTTCAGAAGAACATAAATCTAATCTTCGTAAATCAAAACAACACATATCTGAAGAAACAAAAATAAGGATGAGAGAAAATCATCCTAGAGCAATGCTAGGTAGACATCATACAGAAGAAGCTAGGAGAAAAATAGGATTAGCAGCACGTAATATATCTCAA